TCGGCTGTGCCCGTGACGGTGCTGCGCGTTGTCCCGTCGTTCGTGTAGATCACCGAACCTGCCACCTCGATGTTCTCGGTCGTACCGTTTGAGAACGTAACCTGGTACATCCCGTTGAGTGGCTTCGGACCCGTCACGGCGTTCGTGTTGTACTTGGCCGATCCGTCCTTTATGTCGACGGTGCGCTGCTCGGTGAAGTTGACGTTCGAGATCGTGACGCAGTGCTCGGGCGTCAGGGCCTGGTCCGGATAGAACAGACTCTTCTGGCCTCGTATCCGGAAGATCTGCGACGTCTGTAACGATGGGGCTATGTTGGGATTGTTAGCCATTAGTTGATGTCGATCCCCTGAACCAGTGGCCGCTGCGGGCCCACGCCTACGTTGGTGGTGACATCCACGAACTGCCTCAGGATGTTGCGCGACACCCGCGTACCGAGCAGGGCGTCGAGTTCATCCTTCCCCTCTTCCAGCATGCGTGCACCCAGGCTCTCGTTACCGAACGCTGGTAGCACCTCACCCGCAGCGATGTACAGGATGGCGTTGTGGAAGTCCTCGTCGATGTCGGGCCAGTCACCGTCGTTGATCATGTTGGGCTTGTTCATCTCGGCCCTGATCGTGTACGTCAGTGAGCTGTCCGGGGTCGGGTAGAACTCCACCCACAGGTGTGTGGGCGAATCCATGTGGTAAGGGATCACAACGACAGTGACAGCGCCAGAGTTGGACGTAGCCGTGACGGTACCGTCGTGCGTAGTGGTGTCAGCCTGTAGCTTAGTCACCCGCTCGACAGTTGTGTAGCTGTTGGACGTGGCCACGGCGCTGGTACCGTTGAGAGTGATGGACTCGTGGGTATACACACCGGACACGAACCCGCTCACACGGACCGTCCCGTTGTCGTCGTTGTCGTTTGATGTAAATGAGAGCGTGCTCGCCGAAGATGGCTGAGCGTTCACACCGAAAGACCCCAGGATATAGTAGTATCTGGGGTCTCCGGTTGCAGACGTCCCGGGATACAGCCCGTCATAGTCGCCCTTCGTGATCTGCGTAACCTGACGATCGTTCGTTCCATCGTCGATATTCAGGATGCGCTTAACGTAGGGACCACAGCCGTACTGGCTGGTACCAGACGCGACTGACAGCGAGAACTCCCGCTGCGAGGACACCTGACCACTGAGACCCAGAACGCGCCGGTATGCCCTGTTGACCGCTGTCTTGGCCATCTGCAGGGCTTCACCGGTGGCGTCCTGGCCTCCGAGGTTCAGTAGATCTGTGTACAGATCCACAAATGTGGACATCTATTCCTCGCTGGATTCCTCCTCGACTGGAGCCTTAATGTCCAGTTCGCCCAGCAGGTGTTCCCTGAGAGCGGCTGCCTGTCGAGGATCTTCGGTGAGCTGGTCGAATGCATCCATCAGCTCGCTCGCAGACGACGGGCCCTGCTTCGTGGGTGCTTCGCCCACTGTGCCGTCTGAGATCTTGCCGAGGAGTGCAGCGAACACATCCTCGAGTCGACTGGCCATGCTGCCCTCGGCCTTCTCGCGCTGCTGCTTCTCGCTCTCCAGGAGCTGAAACCGCTGCTCGGGGCCGTCGGTTTTCGTAACACAGTGGAGACGAAATCCCCACTCGGTGTAACGCCTGAGCCTACGTCCGCCCGCCTGCTCCCGGGAGCGTGCCTGAGCCTCGCTCAAGACTTCCCGGTTTGCATCGAGCGCCACCGTCCGTGTCGGAGTACCGTGCCAGTCCATGATGAAGCCGTGGTCGACGTTGATCTCCCTGCCGTCTTCGTCAACAAGCAAGGGATCGTAGTCCTCACCGCCCATGATAATGTCCGGCACATCCGTCGTCTGCTCATGCCAGGGCTTATCAGGGTCGTGAGCCGTATCCGTCGTCATCGGGTTCATCGACTCGTACTTGTAGTACAGGATTGGACTGGTCTCCGGGTCGATCTCCTTCACGAGAAAGAGTTCGGATCGGGCCGGGTCCTGGACGCCATCAAATTCAGCGCCGTTGAGCGTCAGAGTTGTCTCGCTCACTGCATTCATCTACGCCTCCTAAATGATCTCGCCTGAGATCGTGACCTGGCAATCTGCCGATGACGCTGACAGCTTACCCAGGATCGCGGTGTTTCTCGTGGTCAGTGGAATGCAGGGGTTAAAGTCGAACGAAAACCCCTCGACGCTGACGTCGATCTTGCTCTCCCACAAGATCGTCGAAGCAGGGCTCTCGATGGTGATGACTGCATCCGCATCTACGTGACCAGAGATGTTCTTAACTACAAACGCTTGTGTTGCATTGGCGGCCTGCGTGGCTGTTGCACCGGAGTCCGTCCCCGCCGCCGTTGCTGAGAAGTATCCGTTAGCCATGACCTCTCCTACAGCTTGATGGTTTCTGTTACGTGCTCGATCTTACGCTTCTTGTCGCCCGCGTCGAAGTACACGACCTCATCATCGTACGACACGTCGATCTGCTTGCTGTTCGTCCAGTCCACGCGTAGCGACTGGGCTACAACCTGGTTCTTACTCGCCCTGTCCAGTATCTGGAGGGCCAGATCCAAAGCCGACGGCGTCTTCTTTGCTGCCTTCTTCGCCTTCTTCGCCTTCTTCGCTGGTGCCTTGTTCCCCATGACCCCTCTCAAGAGTGATAACATCGAAGCCGCACATCGTTGGGATGGTTACTCGTTCAGCCTCGTACCTGGTAGCTACGAATGTGTCGATGGCCGACCGAACCCCCGGCCACATATCGTCTTCGGTGTTGTCACAAACGACGATGACCCTGTCGGCCGCATGTTCTGCCACAAACTCCAGCTCGCCCAGCAGTTGTGGTTCATGGTGTCCCGCATCCAGGTAGGCGAAGTCGATCGGTTCTTCTATCGGCAGCTGTCCAAGCATGTCAGGACTAGACCCAACGCAGAACGTCGTGCGCTGCATCTCGAGATCGCTCAGTGCACCGGAGTCCGGAACGCCGAAGTTCTCGATGTCGATCGTGTACAGGTGGCCATGGTTGGCCGCAACTAACGCTGAGGCGATCGCCTTCGTGCTGCGCCCCTTGTGGGTGCCCGTCTCGAGTACCGTCGTCGGCTGCGAGGCCAACACCAATCCGTGCAACAGGGCAGCTGACCCCTCGTCGAGATGGTTCATATCCAGCTTAACCTCCATCTCTTGAGGGAACCCAGCGTTCACCATCCAGCGTTTGTTCTCCTTCTCCTTCGCGGCCCCCTTCCTGGTCGTCAGGAACGGCACCGTCACGATCTGTCCGTCTTCCATCATCTTGTTGCTGCCGTCTATGCAAACAACGGCGTACTTACTCAAAGAGCCTCCTCCAGGTCGAAGATGTCTTTGCCGTAGATCTCTTCGAGCCTGATCAGCAGATCCCGCTCGGCCTTATCCTGAGCCTCACCGACCGGCATCTTCCAGATTTCCATCAATTTGCGATCCAGGCTTGTGGTGATAGGGTCGTTCCTCATCCACATCCCCGTCTCTTTCCTGACCCGGAACGCCTGCTTGGGTGTGACGTGGACGGTGTTGTTCTCCCACTGCTTACTGCCGCACTCCTCGCAGAACCTCTTCGGCGCTTCGGTAATATCCAGGCTATAATCGAACGCGGTGCCGCAGCGTCGGCAGCGGTACAGTGTTGCTGGCGTGCTATCAACCGGCATCCTGCAGCCTCGCGACCAACTCCTGCTCCTTTCCTTCAGCCACCCCATCCGGCAGGGAGGCGATCTCTACGATCTCCCTGTCCAGCTGCGTTCTGGGTGGATCGTTCACAGGCCATACCCCGGTCTCAGTGAAGACCCTGAAAGCCTCAGCCTCGGTCAGGTCGCTGTCAGCCTGGACCCAAGAACCCTCAGCTCCACACTCTGTGCAGCTGCGTTTCGGGACACCCAGCGACGTGTCGAGGCCTATACCGCAGGAGCTGCACCTGAATACGTCTGCCTCAAGCGGCACCTCTTCGTCGAACATGCTCATATCATGCTCACATCCCGGCTCTTAACCATCCGGGTGTGATCTCGCCCCTTCTCGACATCCATGACAGCCACGCCGTGGCGGTCAGCCTTCTCCATCGCAGGACCCCCGGTGTCTTCCATCATCTCCCGGAATTTGCGGGTGATGACCGGGGCAAATCCGACGTGATCCGCGAACAGATCGGTGTCGACGTGGACCTCGATACCTTTGTAGCGTGCACGGTAACACCAGAGCATGTCCTCGGTACCGGACTTGGGCATCGTGAAGTAGTGCTTCTCCATGTCGTCCTCGTCCTTGAACGACAGGTGTACGTCGGGCAGGTTGCCGACGTTGTGGTCCAGGACCTCTCGGTCCTCCGCGCTCAGCCGGTCAAGCAGGCTGGTTAGTTTCTTCGGCAACGGATCGCTCACCTTCTCAGGCTTGCGCGTTAGCGTCTCCGCCTTAATCAGCATGCAGTGCGTGCCGCCACCGTCCACAGGCTGGAGGCCGCAGTCGAGGTCTTCGATCTGCAGGTTCCGGTAGGACTTGTGGTTGTGGAAGTTCCTCGTAAGCAACTCGTCACACACAGGGCATCGCGGCGGGTTTGCCTCCAGCTCCGGCAGCGACGCCATTGTATACACCGACTCGTGGTCGGGGTGGCTGCACTCGTACTCTGTAGCCAGCAGGACACCCACCTCGAACGGCGAGCGTCTCATCGGATACGGGGCAATCACCACGTCCTTGTCATGCTCCAGCATCTTCGGCAGGATGTCAGGGTCGATAACAGCGTCGTCATCAAGCCAAAGGATGTGGGTCCAGCCTCCCTGGACTGCAGCCTGGCAGATCTTCGTTCTTGCGAAATGCACAAAATTGCGACCCACGACCAGAAACTGGTAATCGAGCCCCATCTTCGTCCATTGTCGCTGGCACTCCATGTGCGAACTGTACACCTCAGCGGGGTACGTGTTCGTGTAGTTAGGAGTTCCAACCAGAATTTTTGCGTCTTTGATGTTCACGTCGAGCCCCCTCGCCTCCCTGGCGTTATAGTGGGCGTGCGGGACGGGAGGCTCAGCTGTATCCCGCACGCCCGAAGGAACTAGTTCCTAATCTGCTACAGGATCTCCAGGTGTACCGACGCGTTGGTAGCGTTCGGACCGTTTTCCAGCGTCCAACCGACGATCGCACCGTGATACTCGGGTGCCGTGGTCGTGGTCTGGATGGCAGTCGTCACGTGCCCAATGTTCGTTGCGTTGATGGAACCCGCAACCATCAGGCGACCAGCAGCGTAGGACGCCGAAGACCGCACGTTCGCGGGACCGTAGACCTGAAGGCGTCCAGTCGCGTCCGTTCCGATCGTGGTCTCAGCAACACCAGCCACGCGAGCAGCGATGCCCGTCGTAGCGTTGATTGCCGTGTCCACAACCTGCACGAGCAGTCCACGGTTGGCATCGGTCGTAGTGGCAACCCACTCGGCGACCTCACCAGCCAGGATCTCCTCGGCGTTGTTCTCACGGACAACGATGTAAACCTTCTCAGCCTCGCTCCTGCTGACCGTTGTCATCTGCATAGCCTACTCCTCCTTTGATGTTTCGGCTAAAGGATGACGCCAGCGGTGAACCGGAAGGTATCCGCTGCTTCCGCCTGTATAGCAACGAGACCCTGCGATGCGGTGCTGAAGTCATCTTCCTGGTTGATGACGATGCGCGTATCGTTCGTAGCATCGTCCGTTGTGCACTCCACGTTGCAGTAGAGTACGCTCCCCGTCGACGGGGCCACACGGAACTCGTTCGCGTTGGTGTTAGGAACGACCACCGTACCCGTAACGATGAAGTGATTACCCGCGCTAAGCGGCGAGTTGTTGTCCAGCGTTGGTGTGATTGCAGCCATGTGGCCTCCTTTCTAGGTAAGGCCTGACAGCTTACCACCCTTGCGACGGTTGTTCGTCACGAGGTTGAGCTGGGCGAGAATCTGCGTGAGGAACGCATCCTGGTTCGTCGGACGCTGGAACCCACCGTCAGCCATCGCGAAGTTGGCGTCCTTGTGGACGAACATCCCGATGTGGGCGCTGTTCACAGCATGCAACTCACCGGACGTGCACTTCACATCCCACATGATCGAGGCGCCCTTGAACTTCAGCGTCTCGATACCTGCATCAGCGCCACCACCAGGATTGGGCTGATAGCGAACCATCGGGAACAGAAGGGCTTCGAGGCCCTCGTGCACTGTCTGGGTCGTAAAGATCGCATCCGGGCTGGTGTCGACACCGCCTGCGCCCTTGGTACAATCGTTCATCAGGGTGCGGAGGTTGGACATCAGGTTCGTAGCGATCGCTCCAACCGACGCCGTGGACTGGTTCCGCCATGCCGTGTTGGAAGTGGGGATCGAAGCGTAAGCCGTGGTACCCGGGGTCGTCTCGTGCATGGCTGCGAGACCAGTAATCTGGAGGTTACTGGAGCCCGTACCATCGGAGAACACGCCCGTGGCGGCCGTATCGGCCATCGTCATCGCGGCCTGCTTGATCTTCGCTTCCTGGATGTCGTTGATCTTTTCCTTCGATCCTGCATTCACTCGAAGCTCGAGCCCCGAAACAGACACGCTGTAAGCGAGCTGCTTCCAGGTGAAGAATGCAGTCGTGTGGCCTTCCTGCGCCGTGGTGTCGAGCAGGTCGTAGCCACTGTAGTAGCCACCAGCAGAGGACTTCTCGTACAGGATCGGCACGCGAACACGTTCGCCACCGTCGATAACTTTAATACGAGACCCGCTGCGGAGCCATGAGAGGAACGGATCGGCGTCGAAGATGTTATCCGCGAACGCGCCCGTCCCGAGAACCTTGTGCATTGTCGAGGATAATAGTGTTTCAAAATCCTGCGACAGGGCTGTGAAGTTAGCCATCTGAAACTCCTGTTAGTGTGGCCTATCGCCGTCCGTTGACTTCACGTGAAGCCAGGGCCGCAGCCTTCCTGATGGTACTTCCGAAGTCTTCACCCTTCTTGTACCAGGAAAGATTGCCTACACCATTCGACGTGCCGGTGGCAACGCCCGTAGCGCCGAGGACACCGCTGATGCGGGCGTTCTCGCTGTTGCGCTTGGATGCGCCCTCTCCACCGAAGGTGATCTCGAAAACGTCGAGCACCGTACCGGGGAACTGGACACCTTCCGGCAAGTTATTCACGAGGCGTGCATACGTATTGGCCATCTGCTCCTTGGCCTGCTCATTAAGGACGAACTTGCCGTCAATGCGCTGACCGAAGCTGTCGCCGTAGCGTTCGATGCCCTCGTCGATCGCCGATGAGAGTTCAGAAGTACGTGCATCAATCGCGGCATTCCTCTGTGCCTGTTGTTCCAGGTCGGAAGCCTTGACGTAACCGTTCTCCTGAGCCCACTCGGGGCCGAGTTCTGACAGCATCAAACGGAACAACGACCGATGGTCGTCCGTAATCGCAGCGCGGAGGTTATCCTGCTCGTCCTGTGCGGCTTCGTCATCTGGGGTTACGAACTCGTAATTGTCCAGACGGCTCAGCTGCTCCTCCATGCGGCCACTGAGATCCTCAAACTTCTGCCGCTCTGCTGCAATCTCCTGCCTGCCTCGGGTGTATTCACCCTGCAACTGGCGAATGGGCCGTGAAAATTCCGGACCCAACATCTCTTCGACCCTCTCGAGTACTACATCAATCCCGACGCCGCCCGTGGTGTTAGTTGGGGGCACAGTTCCCTGCGTTTCCCCTGCCTCCGTGCCTGCGTCAGCCTGACTGGAGCTGCCGAGAAGTTCATCCAGCTCCGCGTCTTCGACGGTTTCGGAAAACGGGTCGAGGTCAAGATCTTCCGTTGCAGACTCAATCAAATCACGGAAGGTACTCGTCTCCTCTTCGTTCCCGACCTGTCTCTGATCTTCCGGGTTCATGCTACCCCTCTCTGATGATAGCGCCTATGTCCTTAGACTTAGTCTCCGCCTTGGATTCCAGGTCCTTAGCCCTGTACCAGTCGGTCTTGGTCTCGCCATAAGCGTTCGATGAATCTATTCCTACTACCATGTCATCCGCCTGTTGGCGGCGCTTGTCTTCGTTTCGTCGTTGATCGTCAAAGCTGACGCCCTGGAGTGGGAGGATGCCTCCGTTACCCTCAGTGTTACTCTCGTCGAAGTCGCGTCCCCCGTGGACTTTGTCCCCTGCTTCCTGCATCCCCTGGGCTGCCATCACCTCCTTGCGATGCCTCGCCCCGTGGATGTCGCAGTTCAGGGCTTCATCGTGGTACGGCTCGAACACCGTGACGTTCGGCATCGAAATAACGTAGCTCGCGCTCGGGTCGCCGCAGTGCCTGCATGACTGCAGGTCATGGCGGTCTTCATAGCTGGCGAAGTGTGTTGTGCGTTGGCCACATGCGTGGCACTGATAGTCGTAGTTGGGCATTACAGGACCCTGATCTTTTTGCGGCGCTTATCCTTGGGTTTCTCTCCAGAGCCGGTCTCGAAGTTTCTTTTCAACACGGCGTCTCGGTCGCTTCCGCCGAGTACCATCGTCTCCCCGCCCTTATCGAAACTTCTCAGAAAGCGTTCTTTTGTAGTGCGAGTGTCGACCCCGGTGTTTGCCTGCACAAACGCTTCGTGCGGCTGGCTGCTGTCAACCTCTCCTGCCCTGGCTGTGCGGACTCTCTTTGTTGGCTTTCTTACGATAGCTGTATTCCGCCTGCCGGACGGGGCGCTTCCAAATTTGTCACTCTCCGTGTCGAAGCTCTCGAACTTATCCTTGTTCAGGATGACCCCTTGCATCAATCCTGCGGGTTTCATCTTGTCATTCTTTGCGAGCTTGATGTCTCCACGCCTCATGCGATCCCTTACTGCGGACCTGGTAAACATCCCGACGCTCTTATCCCTCGGGTCGCGGTCCTTCTTCTCATTCGCGTCCGCTGCCTTCTGGATCACACGGATCTGCGAACGCTCCCTGGGAGAGGACAGGGACTCCGTCTTGCCTGTTGGCTTACGCACCATCACCCGGCGTTTCTTGCCCTTCGATGGCTGCTTGCCGTATCCTTGACCTCGAGGCATTAGAAAACCCGAATCTTTCTCCGGCGCTTGTCTTTCGGCTTCTTGCCGGTACCGGTTTTGAAGTTGCTGAGGCTTAACTTTCTGTCATCAGACCTGACTGTTGCATCTTCTTTAACCTTGTCTACTGCACGCCCGACAGAAGAGAACGAACTCGACAAGGATCTTTGAGCCGGCCCCTTGCCTTTTTGTCTCGTTGTTTCCCGAGAACGCGACTGTATCACACTAGCAACCTGGACATCAAGTGGCTTCCAGGGGTGCAGTTGCCCGGCCTTGTACTTGATGTTGGCAGGCTTCGTGTTACCCTGCCTATCAGTCATCGTGGTCCTTCTGTCTATGTAATCCTTCTTCAGGACCGTCCCCCCGAGCTGGCTCGGTTTCATCGACTTGAAGTTGAGGTCTTTCCCGAAGTCTACATCGCCCCTCCGGAGGCCGCCCTGAAGGGCCTTCTTCGTGAAGTGCGTTGCGTGCCTCGTGCCCGGGTCAACCCGGTCAGCCGCCTTCTGGATCACGCGTATCTGCGAGCGCTCCTTCAGGTTCGGGGCCTTGATGTCTCCGGCCTTCGGCTTGCGCACCATCACCCGGCGCTTCTTCTTCGTCGGCTCTTTCCGTCTCAGGTCTTCGTCAGATCGCGACATCAGCCTCTCCTTCGCATGGCCCGGATGTGCAAGCGCATCCAGCTCTGTAGCCCACCGGATACTTGCCTGGCTCTCGGGTTAGACATTACTGGCCCCCGGCAGGAGCCTGTTGCGCCTGGCCTTCACTCGACGGCGCGTTCGCTGCAAACTGCTGCGTATTGACAGGCCCGGGGCTGAATTGATTCTGGGCTCCGCCTCCCGACAGGCTGGCCATCGCCTGTACTATGTTCGCCCGCTGGTTCGGGTCCTCCATCTGCTGCTGGAGCTGCTCGAACGCCGAGTTCGATCCTGGCAGGAACGTCTCGGGATCTGCAATTCCGTATCCCCGGGTGAGCAGAAGCTCTGCGAGCTTCAGCAGGTTTGGGGGCGTACCGTGAATCTGCATGAACGTGGGCGTCAGCCCGGCAAACAGGTTCAGCAGATCCAGGTATGTCTTACGCTCGACGCTCATGGCCACAGCCTGGCTCGAGATGTCGATCGCAAATCTGTACTCTCCCTGCAACACCTCCGGCTTCACCTCCGACCAGGCTCCCGTACGGGGGTCGATCAGGAACTCCTCGGGCGGCCGGAACTGGGAGTGCAGACCCCACATCTTCCTGGCCGTGTTCACCTGGAACTCCTTGAACAGGTTGCCCCGGGCGCTCTCGCGGGAGGTGTTCTTCTTCTCGATCGCAGCGATCTCGGTCGCTGTCTCCGTCCCCGGCCTCTGTTGGGGCGTGGGGGTCCCGTTCGTGCGGTCGAAGAGGTCCTGGATCATGTTGACGAACTGCTGCTTGTCAACGTGGACCTCTTGGAAGGGGAGGGGCGTAACCGGACTCGACGGTGCGCTACTAAGCCCCTCTACTCCGATGCCCGTTGACTCAGGGGCAGCGCGGATCTCATCAAACTTGTCATCATCTATGATCGAAGAATCGAACAGCCACGTGTTCTTCTGCTTCCGGATCACACTGATCATGCTGTCCAGGAACTCACCAAGCAGGAGCTGTAGGTTGTCGCCGCCGCCGAGGGACATCACTGGCTTGGACAGCCAGTCCCTGGAGCTGTTGTTGAACGACAGCACCTCCACGGGGTAGTCTTCGATGTTCTCGTACGGCCACTCATCCAGCTCCATCAGGAACTTGTCGTGTTCCGGAGCGATCGTGAGCAGCATATTCGACCGTTTGTTGCGGGCCATCGGGAAATCGCGCACCCAGATCTCCCACATGTCCACCATCCCGAAGTCATCGAAGTCCACGGGAGAATCGGCTTCGACCGGGGCCTGCTCATCACGCGTCAGGTTAGCCTCGAGGTCGTCGGTATTCTTCAGCTTGGCGTTTGCCTTCACCGCGTACAGCGGCTGGCGAACCTTGAAGGCAATCCACCGCGCATTCCGGATACCGTCGGTGGCTGTTGGGTCCCACAGGAAGTTGCGGGGATGCCACCGGGTTCCGAACGGCGCTTCATACTGGATGTCTACGTGGGTGTCGGGCTGGCCGATCTTCATGGCCTCTTCATGTTCCTTGATATGGGGCTCAAGGAATCCGGCCACGACTTCCGCAGGCGTCTGCGGGTCCTGTAGCGCACGGGTATGGATCTCGATGTGGTTGGCGTGCTCGTGGTGCATGCGCATCTTCACCGGGATCTTCTCCAGGAGGAACATGTTCTCCTCCTCCGGGGACTGCAGCTCGAAGTCTGCAGAGTCCGATAGCGTGAACACATCACTGTTGAGCTTGGCGGTGTAGCCGATCTTCTTCACGGCGTACGGATACAGGAACGCATCCAGCAGACACCGCTTATCCTGCGAGAACTGCCCCGTTTCCCGGTACCAGTGGTTGATAACGCTCTGAACCACCGGTGCACCGCCCGTTGAGAGGCTGGTCTTCGGCGTAACCCGGAACGTGGGATTGCGATCCAGCAGGTTGGCGATCGATTGGTCGACGAATGCGAACACGAAGTTGGCCTTGGCTCGCATGGGCGTACGATCGAATACCGCCGAGTCCAGGTTCTCCTCCCGGGACGTGGCCGGGTCGTTGTTATACATGTTGTCGACGACGTCGCCGAGTGCCCAATAGGGCTCAAACTTCTTCTCTGCGAACTCTATTTGACGTTGCCAGAAGGCTACACGCCCCTCTTCGTCGTCTGGGTAGAACTCAGCCATTAGCGCCTACGCCTTTTTTTCTTCGGTGGTTTTGCCAGAATCCGTTGCCTTATTGCATGAAGCTCGTCTTCTGCTTCTTCCACAGTTTCCATCAGGCCACCACGACTAAACCACGCCTACGGGCTGGTCGTCCCAGCCTGCGGTCGCGGATACGTTTGACTTCCTGTCCAAAGGTCGAGCCCACGTAGTACTTCTCGGACTTCTTAATGGCTCCGATCCCCCGGCCCATCGCGAAATAGCGCGTCTCGTCAGGCGAGTGATCCTCGCCCGTGGTATTCATGTCTTCCTTGGGATTGTCCTCTGAACCGGCATACTGCGCGTTGAGCATCTGCCGCTCGAAGTCCGTGCACTCCGGGAAGTAGAACATGTCCGGAGCCTTCTCCATCTCACCGTCCTCGCCACGCTTCCAGGCCAGCATGTTCTTCAAGTACCGCCACCCGCTCAGGCGATCGTTGTTCGACGGCACGACATGCAGTCCCGACCTCCGGAACACGTCCGAGACCATGCGGTTCATGCTGGCTGCACCGGCAGCCGATCGGGTATGGAAGATTGCGGGATCAGCCCACACGCGCAGGGGCTTGCGGCCGTTCGTGTACGGGCAGCCCTCGATCAGGGCCGCGATGTTACCGGCATGCTCGCTCACCCACAGTCCAGACTTGTAGTACTCCGAGATCCGTACGGCCACGCCCTCAGGGGATGTAGCCCAGAGGCCAAACGACGTCGGGCTGGCTTCACCGTAGTCAAGACTGCCCTCGATCTTCCAGGATTCAGGGATCTGGCCGTGCTCGAGTATGGATTCCGGGTCGATCTTGTGGACGTCAGGCTCGAACGTATCAAAGAACCTGCCGAAGAAGATGTCCCAGTTCCCGTACAGCCAGGCCTCGAACAGCTGCTCGTTGCCCTGCGTGGCGGCGCGGATATTGTCGATGTAGTGGGGGTCTTGCTCGAGAAGGAGTCGGTTGTCGGTCACGAACGAGGGGATGAACATCCGGTTCCGGTTCGTTTCCGTGTCGATCAGGAGCTTGTTGCCACCGGGACAGGGATCAATGAAGTACTCCTTGATCCATCCGTGGCCCGCACCGCCAGGGTTGGCGGTCGCCCTGATCCTTCTGTAAACCTTATCTTTCTGGGCTTTAATTGTGGCCGGTCGGAGTGTAGCCTTGAGCTTATTATAACATGTGGGGGTCGCCCACTCGCCAAGCTCATCGAACCCGATCCATGAATATGAGTGGCCCTGGTAGTTCTCGTGGTCTGAATCCGTGTCCAGATGACGGAACTTCAACGTGGCTCCATTGCTGAAGTGCCACGTCGCATCCCCGACACGGTACTCTGCGCCGGGGTCTATACTGGGAAACATTTCTTTAGAGAGGCGTACGACCTGATCGAGGCGGGGATAGCTTCGGCGGAACAGGATGCCCTGCCAGTCGCGGCCGTACTCCAGCACGTCGACGGCAAAGTCCATCAGCAGGAACACAGTTTTCCCACCACCGCGGGCTCCTCCGAACAGCAGCTCGTACACGAGTCGCCTCGTGTTAAGCGCCGTCGCCTGGGGCCCGGGCTGGGGTTCTATGACCTGGGTTGCTTCTGGGCGTTCCTTCTTGTTGGCCATACTTATCCCCTAGTAGCAGTCCGCTACAGGGAATAGTATGCAACACTGCATGTAGTTGTCAACTAAATTATTCTACTACATCTTGGGGGTGTAGCTGTTAGGCTACTATACGGAAGGATTGTTTGGTGCGGCGGGACCACCATAGGCCAATAGCAGCTGCGTCCGTAACGTGCTCAGACCACTTCTTCGATTGCTTTCCGCACGCGGCCAGGACCTCGGCCTGGGTGGATTCCTTGGATTTACGGCCTTTCCACTCCCTGGGAGGGATCTGGTCGTACGATTTGGTGCCATTTGCAACATAGCCCTGGCACAGCGTGGATACGCACATGGCCAGAGCGACCAGATCCTGCAGCTGTTTGTTCGACTTCGACTTCAAATGATCCGGGATCTCGATCACCAGGTGGCAGGTCATGGCCCAGGATACGGGCATCTTCTCGCCCAGGAGGGCGGGATTACGGGCGTACGCATGCCAGTAGTCCTGGCACTGTTGCTGCGTCAGCCCCTTGGGGGCCCGGACTGTACCGCAGTCCATAACCTTCTCTGCGCCGACGTCGATGACGGCCCAGGCCATATGCCTGACGTGGGGGTCAACTGCGAGAATCTGCATAGGATACCGCCCGGTTCACTGTGTCCTGAAGGTAGCGTTGGGGCATCGCGGGTGCTTTGCCGTGAGGGTAAGATAGGAGGCAGGATGCTATTTCTTCGTGGCTGTACTTTAAATACTTCCTGAGCTTTACGGCGAGGCTCCAGTCCTTGCCCGATCGGCTCTGGTCACCCTGATCCTTAAAGCCATTCCAGAGATCTTCGAGCCAGCGAAACCGGGCTATATCCGAAAAAAAGGCGGCCGGTGGGGAAGGGAGGTTCCCCAACGGCCGCTGTGATGTCGGAATTTCTTTCCGCATATCCTTCACGAAGAACTGCGTGAAGTCCTCATACTCGTACCAGGAATCGTCCATGCTGGCGATCTCAACCGGAACGGCTTCCTCGTACTTCAAATTGCTGGTCCCGGGGACACGGGGGCAACTCGAGATCTTCGAGGAGGCGGAATCTCCTCCGACATGATTACAGAACCCTGACAACGTCCCCTTGGCGAGGTTCCTGGATTTAACGTCCTTGAGCACTGGCTGGTTCCTGATGCGCCAGTAGCAGTGGAAGCCGTGTCCCGACTCGACCACCGCAGTTGGCTTGTGGTCCAGCGAGTCCAGCTTACTCTCCACCTCGGCTCGGCCAAGGGCGTAATCCTTGAAATCGAAGTCTACGAAGACGGCGGGGAGGAACGATGCTGACTCCGTCTTACCGGAATATTCCACCCGAGGACAAAGTCCGAAGTGGGTGTTTTGATCACCGGCCAGCCCTCGGAGGGCTCTAACGGCGTCTGGTATACTGGATGTAAATCGTTGTTTTTTATCAGGTAACGTCCGAATTTCCAAATAATCGCTGCCAACACCGTCAGGGTACAAATGATTGAAAAGCGTCCCCGCCTGATCGGTACGCATGCTTCCCTCCCTTTAGAAGATCTCTTCGACACTCGTTTCCAGCTTCTCTGCCACCCTCTTCTTCAGGTCGTGCCCATCGGGGATCGAACCCCGGACCAGACGAGAGATGTAGCTTTCGCTGACCTCGAGGGATTCTGCCAGATCGCGCTGAAGCATCCTCTTCTCGGCCAGTCTGCGTTTGATTTCCCAGTTCACTTAGTTTCCTCCATGGCATAATAATAGCCCCAGACCCTGGTGACGTCAACCTTGATCTGGGGCTATAAGCAGACCTCAGCCTGCGATCCTATTACTTAGTTACTTCGGTAAGTCATTACCACCTCACACCTACACCAGAACCGAAAGTCAAAACCTGCTTGCAAGTGGGTTCAAAGGGTTTGGGTTTGGTAGTGCACTGCTGTAAACCCGAAGAGGCTTTGGTTCTAGGGGGGGTCGTTGACTGGATTGTCTTATACCTAGTGGGTTAGGAGTAAGAGAATCATAACGATTTTGAAATGGGCTTGTCAAGTGTATAAAATTTGCCACAGTGTATAAAATTTGCCACAGTACGATTTTGGGGGGTACAGTCTCGTCAAAAAATCCAGGAGACTGACCCCCTTATGTCTTGACCAGGCCTCATTAGTAAACTATCTTTACCGCAAGCAGGGTCCCTCCGGTGAGGGCGTGGAACACGATACCCTGACGTGCTCATGACACGGCTCAGGTGAACTACTCCGGACACGGGTACGGGGTGAGGCGGGTTCGACTCCCGCCCTTGCTTACACGACTTATGAAATCATTCAACTGTCCCAGATGCCAGGCTCCGCTGCAGACGAACATGAACTTCTGCGACTGCGGTCACATATATGACCTGCGGGAGCTCCTGGACAAGATTGACCGTGAACGCGAGCGAGAACGCCTCGACATCGTGTTCGGCCTGAAGAAGATGATGAACCGCTCCAAGATGGAGACCCTGCCAGTCAGGGCTGTCGAGGAGACCTTCGATCTGGCACCCCCTGAGCAGGAGGTTGAAAAGCCGAAGAAGAAGCTGCCGGGATGGATGTATGCCAAGATGAAGAAGGAGAAGAAAGCGAGGGAGGCCGCACAGCATGACATTCAGTACAGGACACAGCTCAACATGTTTGACGGCACAACGGCTGGTGCCCGCAACGAGCGAAGAACTGCACCTCCGCCGCCTACACCAGAATCATACGGAGACGCTATGGAGGGCGCATCGGGTCAGAAGCGTCGCGGACGGGGCGTGGAGAACGAGACCGTTGGGCGTTTTGGCCTATCACGAAGAACTAAGGAGGGAGCATGCCAGAAAAAAGTAGAGTAACCTATGGGCGAACCATCAACCTCGGCAACTACAACTCCGAGCGCCTCGAGTGCTCGATGGTCATCGAGGATGGTGAAGATCCCGACGAGAAGATGCAGGCCTGCTACGAGGTCGTGAAGAAGCAGGCCATGGACAAGCACGGTGACAAGATCCGTGACAACCAGGACCTACCACTCTAAGGAGTAAATCATGTCGCTGAGCCTGGATCTGGACAACCTGCTAGACACCGCAGAGGCAACGTATGATCGGAATCGGGAAGCATTCGGAGACCCTGAGCGGCAGCGGCAGATCATCGAGGTCGCGAAACTCGTAGCCATGACGGAGCTGCTCTACGCGATTGACAAGCTGGACAACGCCATCACGGCGGCGGGACCATGAACACCATCGAAATCAACTGGACACCCGAGCAGGAAGCCCACTACCTGGAGCGCAGGGCCGAGGCCTACAACGAGTGGCACAAGATCCACCCGAAGCGGAGGCGCAAACTGCTCAACCTCCTCTGCAACGTGAAGCTCCAGCTCAAGATGGACGACCTGAAGAAGAAGCGGCACCCCAACTACAAGGGCATGCCCAAATGAAGGACCTGACAGATGACTTCAACTTCGCTGTCCTCGAGCATGGGATCTCTTATACGACGGTTGGCTACCTCCCCGAGGAGTGCATTGGTCAGTACCGTCAGCTTCGACGGCAACTTCGTATTCGCGAAGATTCAACTGTACTTGATGTTGGTTGCGGTCTCGGCTTTGGATTTTCCGAACTCCGATGTGGAAGTGGATATTCAGGTATCGACAAATCGGAGATGATGATCAACGGCGCACGCCTGCTCCACGACGGACGCATCGAAGTCGAGCAGGCTGACTTCAACGACATCAGCCTCAAGGACGGCGTTGGGCCGTTCGACTTCATCGTCATGTCCGGCATCTTTAACGTAGGGGTAGAGTGGGCGGAGATCGCCCGCCTGGTGCGCAAGGCCTGGGAAATGTGCTCACATGGCGTGGGTGTAGCCTTCCAGCGACAGAAGTCCGACGACCCGTCCTTCACGATCTACCCTGTAACCAAGTGGCTGAAACTTTTTCACGCGCTGTCCACTCACGTAACCTACGACGCGTCGTGGTCAGAACTGAACGCCGTGATCACGGCAAGGAGGGAATCGTGGCCATGACCCTGGCACAGATCAAGGCCAAGCACGAACGCATGACCATCCCGAACGATGAGGGTCACATCGGCGACCTGATCCGCAGGCAGATGCACGACAAGCACATCGAGCAGCACAAGAAGGTCGAGGAGGCCATGCAGCAGATGTACGCGCAGACAATGAAGGAGAATCTGGCCAAGGACCCCGGCATCCTCGACAAGGCGCTGAACGCTATACGAGGGGTGGCAAAATGATCTTCTCCATCATCACCAGCCTCATCACCGTCGCCTCGATCATCTACATCACCCTTTCGGCCAAGAAAGCCCACGATAGCCTGAAGAGACGGATCGTGACCTTGGAGTACTGCGACCGAGAGAACGCGAAGAAGCTCGCGCACCTGGAGCACCAGTACACCGTTCCGAAGCAGCTGGTCTACACCTCAGACACGGCGTCTGCAACGACAAAGAAGTCGATGAACGAGGCGCTCGACAAAATCAAGTCCAAGCACGAGAAGTCAGACGATTGCCCCAAGTACCCCCTGGAGTGGCCCATCCCTACCCAGCGCCCAACCTCCCCCACCACAGGAGTCACATGACCTACATCTTACTAGCTTTCATGTTCTTCTGCCTGGCGTCCAACTCATTCGCCAAGGCCTTTACCGATGCCACGTACGGCGACCCGAAGATCAACCCCGGCACGCGCTGGGATCTCTGGCATACCGTCGGCCGCATCGACATGTACCTTGACGGCATCGGGTGGTCGATCGCGTTCACGATGATGAT